CACCGTACTTGCAGCCGCAATCAGTGCAGTCGGTGGCCTCCTTGGAATCGCCATTCACGAGTTCAAGGGCATGAAGAAAAAGAATGATGCCGACCACGGTGCGGTAATGATTAAATTAAACAAAGTCCAGAAGGGTGTTGAGCGAGTTGCGGAGCGACTTGATGACCACGTGGACTGGCATTTGGAAGAGACCCACCAAAAGACGAAGTAGGTGGTTGCCAGCATGACGAGGCTGGTAGTATGTTGTGGAAATGTTCATGACGAACATCACGACATCAGAAGGATTACACATGTCATCCAACTCGTTACGAGAGGCTCTAGAAAGCCCTAAAAGCGGAGGCGGTTCCGCAGTCTGCAAGTTCACCCAGATTAGGGAGAAACTTGACGAGGACGAACAACAAGCACTTGACAAAGCCGTCAGCGGTATCCGTGAGGACGCAGGACTGGGCAAAGCAAAGACCTACAGCACCACATGGCTGACTAGGGTCTTGCGCAACTTCGGATACACGATTAGTGTAAGCACTGTTCAACGACACGTTAACAAGGAGTGTTCCTGTGAGTGAACTCAGCAACCAGTTGTCAACCCCACCAGAGACCAAAGCCCAGGCGCTGGGCAAGTTGCTAGAGATTCTTGACAGACAAAACATTGATGTTAATGAGATTGGTTCTGTAAAGCGTGTCAGTCTTTACCAGTCACTGACAAAAGACCAAGAGGGCGAGGCTCAGATTCATGACCTCGCTGCTATTCAGTTCTCTCCTAAATGGGCAGACGGTCCTGAGTGGAATCCCGTCAATCAGGGACCAGCCATCAAACTGCCCAAAACAACAGTTAAAACTTCTGTTGGTGATTGGCGCAAGTGTGTTGTGTTGCCTGACATTCAGGCTGGTTTCTTTCGTGCCACAACTGGAGAACTAGTGTCTACTCACGACCCTGTGGCAATTGACTACGCCATTGCTGTTATCAAATCGGAAAAGCCTGATGTTGTTGCCCTCAACGGTGACAACGCAGATTTCCCCGAATTTGGGAAGTATAGACTTACCCCAGCGTTCGCACTTACGACGCAAGCGACCATTGACTTCCTGACCACACTCTGCGCACGCATCCGTGATGCGGCTCCAAATGCTCGTATCGTGTGGTTGGAAGGTAACCACGAGGCTCGTCTCACCAACTACATCCTTGATAATGCCAAGGCATCGTTTGGTCTTCGCCAAGGCAATACGCCCGATTCGTGGCCTGTGTTGTCCATTCCGTTTCTGTGTCGTTTTGATGACTTTGGCGTGGAGTACCTGCCTGGTTATCCAGCCAGCCAATTCTGGTTGAACAACCGCATCAAAATCATTCATGGAACTAAGGTTGCGTCTAATGGGTCTACTGCTCATAAATACCTTGGTACGGAAAAAGCCTCTGTTGTGTATGGTCACATTCACCGTCGTGAATGGGCAGAGCGTACCCGACAAGACTGGGACGGCGCAAAGACAATCGCTGCCATCTCGTTTGGCTGTCTTGCCCGTGTAGACGGCATGGTCCCTTCTACCAAGGGTGGTACCGACCTTGATGGTCGCCCCATCACCTGCGTGGAGGACTGGCAACAGGGTCTGGGCATCATCCACTACAAGGAGGGTGACGGCCCATTCCATCCTGAGATGCTCCCCATCCACGATGGAGTCATGTTTTACAAGGGCAAGGTGTACGGAGAGTGACAACAATTGTCGGTATTCAGGGTGACACATTTGCTGTCGTGTGTACCGACAGTCGTATCTCGTCCATTGACGAGTCTGGGTTTGCCTTTCAAATCACCACGTTGGGGGCTGGTACCCCCAAAATTGCCTCAAACGGGGATTATTTACTTGGAGCCGCTGGGGATGTTCGGGCTATCAACATCCTGCACCATGCATTTACGCCCCCAAAACCCCCTGTGACAGCCACAGGAAAGAAACTAGACCAGTTTATTACCCGTCAATTTATACCTGCCCTTCGTGCATGCTTTGAAGAACAGGGGTACGCAGCCCCTGAACGTGATACATCCGAACACATGGCGGAACATTCCAGCACCATTTTGGTTGTAATTCACGGCACTATCTACATCATTGAAGGAGATTACTCATGGACATCGGATACCTCGGGCATTTATGCTATTGGCACAGGTTCCTCGTACGCCCTTGGTGCTTTGCAGGCATTGCTGGGCACTAAGAAACTGACTCCTCAGACCGCAAAAACCATTGCAAATAAGGCTCTGACCGTCGCCAGTAAATTTGACCCCTACACAGGTTCACCATTTCAAGCCCACGTTCAGGAAAGAACAGGCAAAAAATAGTATCATTGAGGTGTCCCTGCAAATAGGAGCACTAATGCCTACTTCAAAGAACCAGCAAGTTGCCGACCAGACCCTCAAGGGCGCAGTCGTTGGCGCACTTTCGTACTTCCTCGCCAAGGCAAACATTGACCCAGGCGCACAGGCTGCAATCATGCCTCTCGTCATCACGGGTCTTGCCTATGCCAGCACCCTGGTGGGTGACAAGGGCACTGCATCTTTCCTTTCAAAGGCTTCCAAGGAACTCCCAGAGGTTGTTGCTGAGGTGACCGCTGCTGTTGAGGAGAAAAAGGCTCCTGCAAAGAAGGCTCCTGCGAAAAAGGCAGCAGCCAAAACTGCCGCACCCAAGGCTTAAGCAGCCGCTACAATTACCATTAATTGATGGTAAGGTGTAAACAACATGGCAATTGATTTTTGGTCACCGTCTTATAGAGCATCCTCTAGTGACCTTACCGTTGCTATCTCCCCCCTTGGTCTCGTTGAACTTGCAGACGAAGAGTTTGAGGTCCACGGCCCCCGTTTGAACCGCTACGCTGCTGCGTGGGCTTGGTATTTGGGACACCACTATTCGTACCGCCGTGAGATGGGCGAGTCCCAGTTCTACATGAACTATGTCCGAACCATGTCGGACTACATTACTAACTTCTGTTTTGGTAAGAGTGTTCAATTCCGTGTTCCAGAACAAAACAATGCCATCATGCCAAGGCTTCTCCACAACGTCTGGGAAGTCCACAACAACAAGCATTACGTTCTGTGGGAAATGGGGCAATTGGCATCAGTGACAGGCGATTGTTTTGTCAAAGTTGCTTATGAAGAGCCATACGAGGATTCCGTGGGAATTTACCATGAGGGTCGTATTCGTATTATTCCTTTGAACCCAGCGCACTGCTTCCCTGAGTATCACCCACATGACCGTGACCGCTTGCTTCGTTTCAAATTAAAGTACCGTTTCTGGGGCACCTCTCCCGAAGGTACTCGCCAGGTGTACACCTTTACGGAAATCCTGTCTGACGACCTTGTTCAGCAGTTCATTAACGACGAGTTGGTTGATGAATATCCGAACGCTCTGGGCATTATTCCTGTCGTACACATCCCAAACACCACGATTTCCTCATCGCCGTGGGGTCAATCAGACATTTGGGACATCATTCCGTTGAACCGTGAACTCAACGAAAAGATGCTTGAGGTCTCCGACATCATCAACTACCACGCCGCCCCTGTGACCATCATCACTGGTGCCAAGGCTTCTCAGTTGGAGCGTGGACCCAAGAAGGTGTGGGCAGGTCTCCCCAAGGATGCCAGTGTGTTCAACCTTGAATCCCGTGGTGAAATGGCTGGTGCTCTGCAATATATTGATGTGCTGAAGCGCACCATGCACGAGATTACGGGCGTTCCTGAGACCGCCCTTGGTCAGTTCCAGCCTGTGTCCAACACCTCTGGCGTGGCTCTGGCTATCCAGTACCAGCCAATGATGAACCGTTTCAACATGAAGAAAGTTCACTTCACCAAAGGTCTTGAACAAGTAAATCAAATCATCATCCGTACGGCGGCTGTGTTTGAGCCTCAAATGCTTGTGTACGACCCGTCATCTTCGGCAGAGCCAGAGTCAGACCAACTCACCCAGTTGGACCCTGCTGACCCAATGACTTACCGCACTTCTATCCACTGGCCCGAACCGCTGCCAGTGGACGTTCTCATCAAACTCAACGAGGTCCAAGCCAAGATGTCCCTTGGTCTGGAGTCCAAGCGAGGCGCTCTGCGTATCCTTGGCGAGGAGTTCCCGAATGAGAAGATGGCTGAAATCTTTGAAGAACTTCAGGATGATGCCATTGACCAGGGCGCTCTGGACATGATGCGTGCCCAAATCCAGCAAGCAATTATGCTCGCCACAGGCATGATGCCGACCCCTGATGGGGGCACCGCACCCGTGTCTGCTGGAGGTGCTAATGTAAGCAGTGCGGATGGCGAAGGCGGTCCGCTCCCTGGACTTGGGGCTGCGGCTCCAATTGAAGGGGAACTTGTAAACAAAATTGTAAGTAGGGCTTATGGCGCAAGGTTCGCCCAGCGTCGTAACCCTGACGAAGATAACTAAACCGTTTTATTAAACCAGTTCCAATTAGCCAAACAAGTGAGGTAAAGACCCATGGCAAACCGTAATGCCCCTGAAGGGGACATCATTTCCGTTCCTGTGGATGCTCCAGCAGTGGAGCAGTTCGTGGAGAACGCCACCAAGAACAGCAAACTTTTCACTGAGGATGAGGTTGAGTCCATCCGCAAGCAGGAAAAGGACAAACTGTACAAGCGCATTGAAGAGGCCGACACCCGTGTGAAGAGCATGGAAGAGCAGTTGGCTTCAATCGCTGAAGAGCGTGAGAAGGCTCAGAAAGAGGCTGAGGAGCGTGCCGCCAAGGAGGCCGAACTCATCCGTGAGCGTGAGACCGCAGAACTCTCCGCTAAGGAACTGCTCCTTAAGCGTGAGGACGAGTTCAACGCAAAACTTGCCCAGATTGAGGGCGACTACAAATCCCGTTTTGAGGAGATTGAGCGCCAGCGTGAGCACCAGTCCGCACTGCTTGAGCAGGAGCGCCGTTTCCAAGAAGTCAACTCCTACCGCCAGCGCCGTGTTGCTGAGGAGCAGGAGACAATCATCCCCGAACTGATTGACCTGGTGTCAGGTGCATCGGAGGATGAGATTGAGAACTCAATTGCCGTGCTTCGTGAGAGAAGTAATGCTATTATTGAGTCAATCCAACAAGCGACTGCGCAGCAGCAAGGTCGTTTGCGGGGGGCACCAGTTACGGCACCCCCTGTTGGGCCAATGGAAACTCAGACGGAATACCAAACGCTGACAGCGGAAGACATCCGCAACATGCCAATGGAACAGTATGCAAAGATGCGTGACAGGCTCATGAATGCCGCACCACGACGTGGTCGGTACTAACACACAACAACCCACTATCCTCGGAGGATAAAACCATGGCGCTTCCTGGCCCCGTTGGTGGTGCTATCACTGGTGCTGGTCTTTCGTCAATCACGACGACTGGCTACTCAAGTGATGCAACACTTTCACCTGCAATTCAGACCATCTGGTCAAAAGAGATTCTGTTCCAAGCGATGCCAGTGCTTCGCTTTGAGCAGTTCGCCGTCAAGAAGACGGAGTTGGGCGTTATGCCTGGTCTCACCATCAACTTCATGCGTTACAACAACCTCTCGGTCAACGAGAGCACGGGCGCAGAACTGGTGGAAGGCGTTCGTATGGAGCCTGTCGCTCTGTCAGCCAGCCAGATTCAAATCACCGTCAAGGAACAAGGTCAGTCTGTTGCAGTCACCGAACTGCTGCTGAACGCTTCGTTTGACGACGTGATGGCATCATCGTCCCGTCTGCTTGGTCGCCACATGGCACAGAGCATGGACATCCAAGCCCGTAACACCCTGTACGCTCCTGGCGTTCCGTTCGGTGGTGGCTCGGCTGTTGCTCCGTCCGTCGTGTTTGGTCGCACCGCACCGTCCACCCGTGGTTCACGTGCTCCGTACGAGTACGCAGCCGCTGGCAACTCGGGTGCTCCTGGCTACATGTCACCTGCAACCGTCAAGGACGCAGTTGAGATTCTTGCTGGTCAGAACATCCCACGCCTTGGCGACACCTACGTCTGCTTCGTGAACCCAGCCCAGAGCCGTTCACTGCGTGACTGGCCTGAGTTCATTGAGGTCACGAAGTACGCCGCTCCTGGCAACTTCATGCTCGGTGAGATTGGTCGTCTGTACGACGTGGTGTTCATTGAGACCACGCAGGTCAAGTCGGGCCTTGGCTCAGTTGACTCCAACCCAGCCACGAGCATTCAGGACGCAGTCCTGTCCACCTCGTACTCATCCATCATGATTGGTGACAACGCCTTCGGTCAAGCCATTGCTCTGCCAGTGGAACTCCGTGACGGTGGTGTCATTGACTTTGGTCGTGAGCACGGTCTGGCGTGGTACGCCATCTGGGGCTTCGGTGTCATCACCCACGAGTCCCGTGTCGTCATCAACACTCTCGGTGGTGCAATCGCCTGATAAAGGCGGTGTAGCAGGAGGGGGGCTTCGGCCCCCCTCCACCACTGGAATCTACCAACAACTAGTAAAGGAGAAATCCACATGGCATCCAAGAAGACATCTGACGCATTTGCAGAGCCAGTTGAGGCCGTTGAGGCTGAGGCAACTGAGGAAGCAATTGCTACCCCTGCTCCTGTTGCACCTGGCCTCAAGAAGGCCCGTGTCAAGGGAACTTGGCTCATGCACTGGGGCAACTCGTCTTTCAACTTTGAAGACGGTAAGACCTTCAACATTCCTGCCGACCTTTATGAGTACCTGAAGGCTCACGGCAACATTTACGACACTCTCTGATAGGGGCTAGACATGGCAGCAAAAAAGGCTGTTGCTGAAAAGAACACAGTTACTGCTACCGCCCTTGAAGACCTCAACATCGTGTGGGGTTCAGAGGTTTTGGTGGCTGCTGCCAACTCCCAAATTGAAGTGTCATACGGTCTGTATGACCACTTGGCTGGTATCAACAAAGTGAGCGGCGGTGTACACACCCACACCCCTGCCTCGGTTCCTGAGCCAGAGCCGACTGTGGAAGCGGAGACTGCAACCGAAGAGGCTGAGTAATGGCATTCACAATTCCCAATGCCATTGACTACAGCGTCACTATTGCGTCTCTTGAGCAGGCTGAACCCGACAAGTTAGATTTTGCCGTTCTGGGTGACCGCACCAGCGGTGTCATCTCAGGTGGCGGAGTTACTTCCGCAGTTACAGCAGCAGGTGCCTACATTGATGTAACCCTTGCTGCTTCTGAGGTATTGATTGCTGGCAACTACGGGTCAATCTCGTCTGGAACTGTGACGATTGCCACGGCTCCAAGCACTGGAACCCGTTTTGACCTTATCTGCGCCCAGTACACCTCGCCTAGCACCTACGCATATGTGGTTGTATCGGGAACTTCCAGCGCATCCAACCCAGTTTTCCCGACTGTCACCAGCACACAGATTCCGCTGTATGCGGTTGTGGTTCGTTCTGGTCTGACTTCAGGAACCATTGCAAACCTGGTTGTTGACAAGCGCACACAAATCGGCGCATCTGTTGTCAAGTATGGCTCAACCACCCCTACTGGCGGTTCTACTGGAGACCTGTACTATCGTACTGGCTCTTCCCCAGCGGCTGGTCAATCCACCCTGTGGTTGAACAATGGTGGAACTTGGGAGAACTTGGCAAAGTTCACCTACCCACCAGCAACTGCCGCCACTGCTAACACCCTTGTTCAGAGGGATGCCAGCGGAAACTTTAGTGCTGGAACCATCACCGCAACCCTTAATGGCAACGCATCCACGGTGACCAACGGTGTTTACAACGATGGTTCAACCTATGGCATCAACATTTCGGGTTCTGCTGCCAGGTGGACAACCGCTCGTACGGTCACGTTCACTGGAAACGTGACGGGAACCCTCAGCCTTGACGGAACCTCCAACCAATCGGTAGCACTCACACTTGACCCTGCTGTCCCAACAGCAAAGTCAATCGCCATTGGAACCACCACAACGGGAGCCGCTGGCACCTCTGCTTCTGTCAGCGTTTCCCAGACAGCATCAACAGCGACCTTGTCGTTCACGATTCCTCAAGGTATCCAAGGCGTTACTGGTGCCACAGGTGCCCAAGGTCCGAAAGGTGACACTGGGGCTAAGGGGGACACTGGAGCAACGGGCGCTACTGGAGCCACTGGTCCTGCTGGTCCAAACTATTTGAATCCTGGCACAGATGTATCTGGTCTAACTGGGACCTTTTTTGGTTACAGCAGTGCGGTTGCTGGATATTACTCAAGTGTCAGTATGAACCTTGGTACTTATCTGTTTATTGGTTCAACTGCCTCGTCATCATCAACTGATGTTCTTGTTATTGCATCTAACGGTGAAGTAAAGAAACGGGCATGGACAGGAACATGGTCTCTTCGTGACCTAAAAGAAGACATTCAAGAAGTTTCAAATGCTCTGACAACTTTATCAACTCTTAAACCACGGACTTTCCGATTCAAAGAGTCATCTTTAATAAAAGATTTTGAGTTTGACAAGTTTGATAGGCGAGACCAACTTCAGTATGGTTTTGTTGTTGAAGAACTTTTAGAATCAGCGGTACCTGATGTTGTTAAGCACTATCAAAAAGACGACGTTGGTCCTATGCTTCCTCAAGGATGGAAAACAGAGGCAGTCGTGTCTCTTACCGTTGCAGCAGTTCAAGAACTTTTGGAAAAGGTAAACTCACTGGAAACACGAGTAGCCGAACTTGAGGCAAAGTAATGTCAGAGACGTACACCCGCCTTTCAACCCCACAAGGAACGGTTACTGACATCAAGAAAGTTCGTGGAGTCACTGTTCACCGCCATCGTGAGGAGCAGAATCAGATGAACCAGCCAACCCAAGACACGGTTCCAGGCACAGGGTCAGGTGACCAGTAATGGCTAAGTTGACTCCCATGGAACACACGGTTCAGTTGGCTCGTAACTATCTGCGTGACTTTCCAAAGTTCTTTCAAGTATCTTTTGACGGTATTGGGCGTACGTATGAATTGGGTCAAACAAACATTGACCCCACAACCGTTTGGATTGCAACATACACAGGAAGCACCGTTACTGAGTTGACCACGGACCAATACAGCCTGGACAACAGGAACGGCATTTTGAGGCTTGCGTCTACTCCTGCTTCCAATACCAAAATTATGGTGGAAGGGTACTACTATGAGTGGTTGCTTCCTGAGGATTTGGCGTTCTATGCAGAGCGTTCAATCAACTTCCACACCCCCACAATTAATGTTCCGTTGGAACAGGCAAATGCCGCTGTTTTGGACGTTGTTGGATTGGGTGCCCTTGTTGAGGCTTTGCAGGCCCTTATGACTGAGTATGCCCGTGACATTGATGTCATGACCTCAGAGTCAGTCCACATTCCTGCTTCTCAGCGTTATCAAAGACTCCAAGACCTTTGTCGTCAATGGGAAACGGAATACCGTAAGCACGCCAATAACCTGAACATTGGTCCTGAGCGTATTGAGCAATTCAGCCTGCGCCGTGTGTCCCGAACAACCAACCGCCTTGTTCCGTTGTTCAAGTCCAAGGAAATTGGCGACTATGGTCCGATTGAACGTATCTTTGCTGAGGATGTGGAGGGTCACATTCTTGTTACTGAAAAGGACGAGCCATTGCGTGAGGACGTGTTTATTGACGTAGACCCACCTGTTGGGATTACTCAAAATACGTACTACTGATGGAAGTGCGTCGTGAACTTGCGGCAATCCGCAAGCATTATCGGGAGTACCAGCAAAAGACAAGTGAGTACATTGTCTGGTTTGAGTTTAACCCGCTGGGAACAAACATCAATACCCAATCTGTTTATGACGATGTGTACGACGAGGGCGTAGTTGGAACTGGTGGTCGTAAGTACAAGACAGGTGTGACAATCCCCGTTTTGATGGTCACTGAGTCTGAGGACACCAAAAGAGCCATTCCTGAGGGTCGTCAGCCTGTCCAAGTCACCAATGTGGTTGGCTCCATCCAAGACTTCCGTGACGCTGGAATTGAAGCCCCCTATGAGTACCAGCAGCACCTGAACGACATGTTCTTTTATGACGGGCGCTACTACAGCGTTGCTTCGTACAAGGTCCGTGGCAGGGCGCAGGATGACGTTTTGGTCGTGGTGGAAGGCATTGAAATTTACCTTAACCAAGAACTTTTGTTTGACCCAGGTCCAGGTTCCATGACGGTTCAGAACCTTCCGTGGCCCTCATCTCTACCCCAAGTCTGATAAAATTGGTGTGTCCGATGAGCGTCGGACAATACAACGCCCAGACTTCAGGAGATGCCTAATGGCTCTACAAACCTATACCCAGGTTGCCCTGTGACGAAGTCTGGTTTCCTTTTTGCAGAGGATGAGGCGGTCAAAATCCGCTTTTCCAATCTCACGGTCTCGGATGACCGCAACGCTTCCCGACCTGTCCAAGTCTTTTTCCGTTACCCAGAAGGTGAGACGGAGCGCCATTACCCTTTCATTACCTTGGAATTAATTGACATTGTGTATGCTCGCAACCGTCAGCATTCACATGTTGAGCAGTACGCATACAAAGAGGGCGATTCCTGGGCTGAGGACAATCCCGCTGTTGTCACCTACTACCCCTCTCAGGGCGAAATCACGGTTCCTGAGGATGTGGAATACCTGAAAACCACTGAGTATGTCCCCGTTGACCTCCTGTACCAAGTCTCCACATTCTGCCGAAGTGCCATCCACGACAGGCAACTCCACAGCAGGATTATGTACGAACGGGCACCGTTTCGGTACAACTCTATTTATATTCCAGCAGACAACACCTCTAGGCGTTTTGACATGCTGGACTGGACGACAGCCGACCTTCTGGACCCAGAGGCTGGCTACCGTAAGCGGATTTTCCGCAAAATATACACATTGCAGATGTCGGCAGAACTGCCCACCTCTGACTTTGAAGGAATCAAGCAGGTCACTCAAATTAATACTACACTGGTACAAAACTCGTGAATAGTTCTATTTTCCACTGCCAAGATATCTAGGAGTTCTGATGGCTTACCAAACACCAGGCGTATACGTTCGTGAAATCCCTGCTCAGACGCAGGTCACGGTCCAGCCAACGGTCACGACTGCCGTTTTCCTCGGCTCAGCCCTTCGTGGTCCGTCCAACCCCACGCTGATTACCTCATGGTCAAACTACACCACGGTCTTCGGTCCGTTGTCAAATGACTACGACCTGGGCTACGCAGTGTATAACTTCTTTGCCAACGGTGGTGGCGCAGCCTATGTGTCACGAGTTGCCAACGCTGATGCGTCATCGGCAACGGTTACCTTCACGGGTACGGTATCCAGCACCTCAACCACGCTGTTCGCACTTACCGCCAAGTCAGTCGGTACCTGGGCAAACTCCACCGCAGAGGCAAACGGTCTTCGTGCCATCGTCACGTTTGACCGCAACACCTCAACTGCCACGGGAACGTCTGCAACCATCACTTCCTCAACGCTGTTCTCCCTGAGCCTTGTCTACAACGGCCTTGAGGTTGAGCGTTGGCAGGAACTGTCACTTGACCCGACTTCTGGTCGCTACGTCAAGGACGTTCTGAACCTGTTCTCGTCCTACGTGACCTGCGGAACCCCAGTCACGCTGGCAAGCGGTTCAACGATGGTCGTGACTGTTGTGACCGATACCTATGCAACTGCCTCAACGGCGTTCTCATCGGGTAGCAACGGCACCGCACCAGCCACCGATAACGATGCAGCCACCCTGTGGTACAACGTCATTAACGGTAACGGCTCAACGCTTCAGGGCTACGGAAACATCAAGAACCCGCTTCTCATCAACTTTGTCGGTCAAACCGTCAAGGTCATTGTGGACAAGGCTCTTCTGTACGCTTCAGAGCGTGGTGACTCGTTTGTCATTATTGACTGTGGAAAGAGCGATGACTACAACACGGCTGCTAGTCGTGATTACGGCACCTCAACCACCAAGGCATACGGTGCGGCGTACTTCCCAGCACTGGTGATGGGTGACCCTGCTCGTTCAGGTCCTGCAGCCCTTCGCACCTGCTTCCCTGGTGGCGCAGTTGCTGGTGCTTATGTTCGCTCGGAGAACACCCGTGGCGTTGCAAAGGCACCTGCTGGGTACAGCCTTGACATTGCCAATGTCTACGGTCTTGCTGCAAATGTGACAACGTCGCAAGAAGCAACTTTGTACAGCACTAAGGGAACCAACGTGTTCCGTGCGCTTCCTGGTGGCACCTTCATCATCAACGGTGCCCGTACGCTGTCCACGGTTCGTCCAGACAAGTACATCACCGTCCGTCGTTCACTCAACTATGTCAAGGCTCTTCTTGAGTCTCAGACGGCGTTTGCGGTGTTTGAGCCAAACGACTCTCGTCTGTGGGACAAGATTAACAACCGTTTGTCGGCTCTCCTGACGGGATTCTGGGCAAGCGGAAACCTCAAGGGTACGTCCCCCACAGAGGCTTTCTACATTATTTGTGATGCAACCAACAACACCTCAGCAACCATTGCAGATGGTTTTGTGAACGTTGAAGTTGGTGTCTCACTTCTCAGCCCTGCTGAGTTTATTGTTATCAACATCAACCAGTGGTCTGGGACCAACGCCTAGTCAAGGAGATAAGAACGATGGCTACTTCTACATTCACACAACGCACTGACCCGTTGCGCAACTTCAAGTTCCGTGTGAGCATTGAGCCGCTTACCACGACTGACACCTCAGCACTGGCAACCGCCACAAAGGGCATTGGTGAAATTGGATTTGCTCAGGTCAGTGGCTTGAATGTGACCAACCAAGAAATCACGTACCGTGAGGGTGGCATGAACACTCACCCGCATCGCTTTGTTGGTCAGTCTGACTTTACGCCAGTGGCATTTGCTCGTGGCGTGTTTGCTGGTCAGGACCAACTGTGGCAGTGGCAGAAGTTCATGCACGCATGGGTCGGCGGTGGCATCTCTGGTGGAGCAGGACTCAACCCTGGTGATGACAATTATCGTTGCAACATCATCGTGAAAGTGTACGACCACCCACACACTGGTAGTGGCCCAGTTGGTACAACCACCAATAACGCTGGCACTTTGAGGTACGCTTACGATGGTGGGGCAAAAGACTCCACGACCAACATCATTGTCCCTGGTGCCGTTAAACTCCAGTACAAACTGTTTAACTGCTGGCCTGGTTCGTATTCACTGTCAGACCTTTCTGCAGGAGATACCACGGGCATCATGGTTCAGACCCTCAACGTCTACCATGAAGGTTTCTACATTGACTGGACGGGTGAAGAGAACCTGTCCACCCTCGCCTAAATAACAACTAATATAAGGAGAACAAAATGGATGCTTCTGCTGAGGCAAATGCCCTCAACGCTGTCATGTCTGACCCAGTCCCACAAATTGCTGCACCACCGAACCCCGTGGTTGAACTATATGTCGGAGTAGCCGACCCTTCTGGAGATTGGCAGAAAACCGCAATCGTCCGTGAACTGACTGGTGCCGATGAGGAGGCTCTTGCTTCTTTTGAGGCAAAGGGCAGTGTTGGGTACGCAGATTACATGTCATTCCTGTTGCGTCGTGCCGTTGAATCAATCGGGCACATCAACGTCAAACAAGAGCCTGGAGTTATTGACTCCCTGATTATTGGTGACCGTGACAAGTTGTTCATGGCTATCGTTGAGGCAACCTACGGAAACATCCGTGAATATCAGGTTGACTGCCCATCATGTGAGCAGCCAAACGACGTATTTGTGGACATCTCAACTTTCCCCGAAAAGCCCCTCAAAGAAGGTATTGGACCAAAGGTTTCCACAACCCTCAAAGACGGCACAGTTGTTGAGTTCCGTTTGCCCAATGGTCAAGACAGTATTGAGGCAATCAAAACGTCCAAGACCGCTGCTGAGCAAAACACGTATCTGTTGTCCCGTTGCGTCACCAATGTCACGGGAAACACCTCAATCTGGGCAAAAGAACTGGGACTGGCTGACCGTTCCAAACTCATCAAGACCCTGCTGGATGCCCAGCCTGGTCCAGAGATTGGGGAGGTGAAAGCCCAATGCGCAGACTGTGGACACGAGTTCCCAATCATGCTGGATTGGGCCTCACTTTTACTCGGTTAACGTAGTTAACTTATACTGGGAATACGACCAAATCGCTGCTGTGTACAAAGGGTTTACATTTGCTGACATCCTTACCATGACCAAAAGGCAAAGAAACTTCTGGTCATCTATGGGAAAATGGCATAGCACAGGAGATTGATTTCATGGAAAACGTAGCATGAGTGACCTGTATGGGGAGGGTTTTGACCGTTTTGGCGACCCTATTGAACCAGAGAGTGCGTTTGAAAGTGAACCATCACTAACTGGTGGTACTTTGGGTGGAAGTCGTAGGGGTGCGGCACGCACAGGGGGTACTACAGTCCGTGCCGCAGGCATGGTTGGTAAGGCACTTCTTGGCCTTGTAAAGCAAATTGTAACTGCTCGTAATGCTTTAAAGTCAGGAACTTCTCCGTCGGGTGGTTCTAATACCAACCCGTCTGTTGCTGGACACGTTCAAAGTGCGCAACAGTTAACCAATAGCACTCCTTCTGCAAATGCTAATACTGGGACTGTTGGCAAGTTTAACAACTTCATGGGTGGTTTTACAGGTAGCCCTGTATTAAACAGCAGTGGGGGTTGGCAAAACGCATCTGGTGGTGGTGCTGCATTTGGAACTGCTGTAAAAGGTCTTTCACAAATGGGTTCAGCCATTGTGGGTCAGATTGATAATCGTACAAATCAAATGTACGGAAAATCACTGTCGTACGACAAACTGTCGGTTTTGTATCAGCAAACACAAAACATTTCACAACAACAGTTTGTTAACAGGTTTGCGCAACCACTTATGCAACAACGCCTTGGTATGGGCGGTGCTGCAACCCTTCTTGGTCTTCAGGCTCAAACAGGTCTTAATGCCAATTTGAACGCATCCAGCGTTGCTGCCATGCAAGCCGCCACTGGATACATGTACAACACCCAGGACATGGCACAAGCCATGGCAACCCTTGCCTCCCCACAAGTCAACAACCGCATGACCATGACGCTGGGAACTGGTATGTACGGTCCTGGTGGAAAACAACGCAACATGATGCAAGTCATGCAGTCTGTTGTGCGTGGTGCTGGATTGACAAACCAAAACATTGTTCAATCTGGTATGCAAATGGGTTCAATTACCCGTGCAAAGTTGTCTGCCCTTGGACTTCCCGAAGACATGCAAAACATGGTTCTTCAGTATGCACAAGAAAACATTAACTTTCAAAAGAAAGGCGGAAAGGGTATGTACGACCCAAGCCGTGCCTCTGACAGAAAGTTAATGGGGATTGAAAACAACTTCTCAACACAAGAACAGGAAACACAAAGAACACGTGAGGCACGTGACTTGTCGTTTTACAAAAAACAAAATGATAATTATGCTGCATTAGAAAAGCAAACACAAAGTTTAACACGAGCAATGCAAGGACTTGAAGAATCCATGTCTGGCCTTATCGGCGCTCGTATGAAGATGCGCAATAACAAAGGAATGGCACTTGGAAAAACAATTCTTGGTGGTGCCCTTGTTGCTACAGGTGCAATTATGTCTGCAACTGGTGTGGGTTCAGCAGCAGGCGTTCCTATCGCAATGATGGGCGCTGGACTGTTCTCAAGTGGTGTAAGCGGATTTAGTGGTGGGGGAATTCAAAGCGACCCAATGCCAGGGACCCCTCCGTCTTCCACGGGCGGTCAACGTCGTGTCAATACCCAAATGGACGCAACACGTTCCGTCAGTAAATTGAATCCACAATTCAGGTCACGCATTGAACAAATGCTGAACGACAATCCTAATGTCGGTATCGGTGATGGTCATCGTGACTCTTCTAAACAACGGACGCTCTTTCTTTCCAGGTATTCAAAAACAAAAGAAAAGACTGGAATCTTCTGGGAAGGCTCGTACTGGAAAAAGAACCCAGGGGTTCCTGATGCCACCCCTCCTGGTATGTCTATGCACGAGGTTGGACTTGCTGTTGACTTGACTGGAGACCTTAAGTGGGTTCAGGAACATGCCTCTAAGTATGGTCTTAAGACTTTTGCAAACAGCGGAGAACCATGGCACGTTCAGCCAGCGGAACTTCCCAATGACCGTGTTGCCTACGAAAAGGCGGGAGCAGGTTGGGGACTCAACGGTGCTCAACCATTAGACAAACGTTCTTTTGTTGCAGGTATGGGCGGTGCTCAAAAAACATCCTCAGCAAATGCAACCCGTATGGGAACCCCAACATCAACTAGTTCCAAAATTGGTGGCGCTACAACTCCTTATCCGTCAAATAAGAAACTCACAATTGACCAAATAACCAAACTTTTGTATGATACTGGGTTCCGTGGTAAAGACCTTGTTAAAGCAGTTGCGATTGCTGGTCGTGAGAGCATTGGATTTAACCCACGTGCGTTCAATGGAAACCAAAAAACTGGTGATTTGTCCTATGGTTTATTCCAAATTAACATGACGGGTGCGCTTGGTCCAAGTCGTCGTAAATCACAAAAACTCTCATCAAACGATGATTTGTTTGACCCTGCGGTCAATGCTCGTGTTGCATATCAAATGTATTTGGATAACAAATACAATCAGCATCGTGACCCATTCTATGATTGGGGTCCATACAAAGGTAAAAGTGCTACATACGGTGCTGCGGAATCTTATTTGCCAAAAGCAACTGAGGCAGTACGTCGTCTTACATCACAAAGCGCAGCGCCTGCAAAAAGAGGAGCAGCAAAAACAGGTGACCCCATGCCCGTACAACGCATGTCTGTAGGGGAAAGTAGTGGAAATACTTTTGTGGGTGGTTCAACCATCACCATTTCTCCAGTGATTCAAGTTGGTTCAGGGTCAGCACCTGTTGACACCCACAAAGTCGCTCAAGAGGCGGCACGTATTATTGAACGAGACCTTAAGGTCGCATTGTTGAGGAAGAACTAATGACTGACAGGTACGCAACAAACGCATTCTACAACTTCACACAATTTGAAAATGGTGTTTTTGCTGGAAAAGGTGTCAAAGACGTAGGAGTAGATGAAGTTCTCAACGGAGATAACCCTGCTTTTATTTGGCCCGAAAGCACCAGGCGTATTGCTTCGGGGTCTTTTACTAAGGACAAGGAAGGAAAACCTATTGCAGGTCCGTTGCATCAAAAGATTCAACGTGGATACATGAGAATGTTATCTCAGGGTTTTAGCAACAGCGCAGCATTGGAACGTCGTCGCCTGCACTTTCAATTCAATCCTGACCACATTACCCGCTCGGTAACGGCTCGTAACGATATCCAAATGTGGATGAATCAAGACCCTGTTCAATTGACACAATCAATTCCAGGTGATGCAAACTTTTATTTTGAGTTGATGTTTAACCGTGAACCAGAGGTGGTGTCAGGCTCTTACAGACAAGGTGCTGGTGGCCCAATTATTGCTGCTGACCAAGCCGCTTCTTTGCCTTTAACTGATGAAAAATCTAAACCAGTTGTGGCTTCGTCAGTCACTGACCTTGGTGTTCTTGCTGACCTTATGGTGTTTGATGAGATTATTGGTCAAGGTGTCAACACCCAGTTAATTGAAGCCATTGTTGCAAATGCGAAAAAAGCCAACACACAACAACGTAATGTCGCTGCATCCAAGTCAACAAATGAACCCACTGCGGCTGCAACGGCGGTTGCAACAGTATCTGGTGGCAAGATAACCGATATTCAGGTAGAGACAAGCGGCGCTGGTTACGTGGTTGCGCCCACAATTACAATTGCTGATGATACTGGTAAAGGTGCAAAAGCAACGGCTACATACTCAAATGGAAAAATCACAAAAGTAACTGTGACTGACAAGGGGTCGGGATACAGTGCAAACGCAAAAGTTGTGTTTACGGGTGGTGGAAGTTCGTCAGGCTCTACTACACAAGATACTCAAGACCAGATTCCTGCAGAATTTGATGCGAATAAAGCAACAAAAGCAATTAACGCAAACTTTGGAAACTCTGCTTTTCTTGTGTCTTTGCCTGTTCGTATTGTGTTCTCTTCCCTGTTTATGGTGGAAGGTTATGTTACGCAAACACAAGTAACTTTTAACAAGTTTAACCCAAACATGGTGCCCACACAATGTGTTGTGGGGGTAACAATGCAGGCGTTGTACATTGGATTTGCACGAGAAAAAACGTATCTGACAACAACTCTTGATGAGGCATTGAAAACAACGGTTACTGATACAACAGTAAGTGAAACAAACAATGTCAAAAAAGATGCTGAGGGATTGGCTTCTATTGCAAAGAACTTGTTTACTAA